AGTTATGGAAGAATTTGATCAAGACACCGATCAGATGTTATTTTATTTGCCATTAACTGGATCTACGTTTAAAAAGATTTATTTTGATGAAACCAAACAGAGAGCCGTTTCCAAGTTTGTACCAGCAGAGGATATGGTTGTTCCGTATTCGGCTAGTGATTTAAGAACAGCGGAGAGGGTTACACATGTAGTTAGAATGACATACAATGATATTCGAAAACTACAAGTAGCAGGAGTTTATAGAGATGTTGAATTATCTGAAGCGAGCGATGGCGAAGCTGAAGGAGCTATCCAAGAACGTGCTGACGAGTTGTTGGGATTACGTCCAAACTATTCTGATGACTCTTATACCTTATTGGAATGCCATGTTGACTTGGACTTGGAGGGTTTTGAAGACAAGGATATGGAGGGGAATCCTTCGGGTATTATGTTGCCTTATATTGTTACCCTTGATCAAGGTTCTGGAAAAGTGTTATCGATTTCTAGAAACTTTAGAGAACAAGACCCATTAAAGAGAAAAAGGCAATATTTTACACATTTTAAATTTTTACCAGGATTTGGATTTTATGGTTTCGGGTTACTGCACACAATCGGAGGTTTATCTCGTGCTGCAACTTCTATTTTAAGGCAATTAATTGATGCAGGTACTTTATCTAATTTACCAGCTGGTTTTAAAGCTCGTGGTGTTCGCATTCGTAACGATGATGATCCTCTTAATCCTGGAGAGTTTCGTGATATCGATGTACCGGGCGGAGACCTCAAGAATTCTATTATTCCCCTCCCATACAAGGAGCCTTCAAACACATTAGCACAGCTTTTGGGTGTAGTTGTTGACTCTGGTAGACGTTTTGCACAGGTTGCAGACGCAAAAACAGCGGATGTAAACTCAAATGCACCTGTTGGAACGACTGTTGCGTTGATTGAACAGGGTTCAAAGATCATTTCAAGCATACATAAGCGTCTACATTACGCTCAAAAGCAAGAATTTCGCATGTTAGCGGAGATTTTTAGCGAAAATCCAATGCCATACCCGTATTTTGTTGGAAATGCTGCTCCAGAAACCATGCAAGCCGACTTTGATGGTCGTGTAGACATACTTCCAGTGTCAGATCCGAACATTTTCTCTATGGCACAGCGATTATCACTGGCTCAGACACAATTACAACTAGCTCAAGCTGCTCCACAGATACATAATGTGCATGAAGCGTATAGAAGGATGTATGATGCGTTAGATATTAAGAATATCGAGAGTATTTTACCTCCTCCGATGCAACCACAGCCTGTAGATCCAGCAACCGAGAACGGAAATGCTATGAAAGGGATGCCTATACAGGTATTTCAGCAACAAGATCATGAAGCACATGTCAGAGCACATATATCCTTCTTATCAACTCCAGCTGGGCAGGTAAATCCACAGACATTTGTGATGTTACAGGCTCATACACAGGAACATATTGGTATGATGGCTCGTGATCAGGTAGTTAAATTTTTTGAAGAGACAATCAAAGCAGCACAATTATCTGGTCAACCTATACCTCAATTAGATCCAAATGCTGTTGAAGCAGCAATTGCACAGCAGGTTGGTGAGATTCTAAAAGAGGTAATGCCATCTCTACAGCCACAGCAACAGACTGATCCATTAGTTGAGATTAGAAAGAAAGAGCTTGAGAATGATACAGCAGAGCTACAAAGAAAAGCTATGAATGATCAGATGAACTTTCAGATTGATACAGCCAAATTACAACAGGCTTATGATTTAGCTCAACAAAGACAGTCTCTACAAGAGAATATTGCTGATGATAGAAACGATGTAAACATATACAGGATCAATATGGCATCGGCTAACAGGGGTAACAAAGCAAAATAAGCTATGATATAATCTGGGTATGGATCCAGTAACTATATCATTAGCCGTAGGCGTTGCCTCGAAAGCTTTTTCTGCCATTAAGGAGGGATTTGCCATTGGTCGTGACATTGAACAAATGTCAGGAGACATTGGACGTTGGATGGGAGCCGTATCAGATGTTGATAATGCTGAGAAACAAGCTAAGAACCCACCTCTTTTTGGGAAGCTTTTTAAAGCAGGTTCTATTGAGGAGGCAGCAATGGCAGCATACGCTGCAAAAAAGAAACTTGAAGAACAAAGATATGAACTTAAAATGTTTTTGAATTTAACTCATGGGCCACAGGCTTATGATGAACTTCTACAAATGGAAGGTCAGATAAGAAAACAAAGACAGCAAACTATATACAAGCAACAACAATTAAGAAGACAATTAGGTGAAGGGATAGCTTGGTTATTTTTGGTTGCCATCATAGGTGGTTTTATATTGTTACTTGTCAGCATGTTTACAAGTAAGTCATATGCTGATGGCTATACATACAAATCTAAAAATTACACTAAACAACAAAAGATTCATCAAGGTAAAATTCAAAAAAAAAAATATACAACTTGTAGATTAAAAAAAAGAATTAAATCAAAATCGGGACAGATGGCTTGCATTTATATAGGAAATAATCAAACATATGAGTTAATGATTGAAAGTTGGTGCCCAAAACAATACAAGTGTATTTATAATCCTTGGGGTAAAGAGCCAAATATTGATGATGTTATTGATTCTTTGAATAATGCAACGAAAGGTAAGTAAATGGAAAACATGGTATTAGATGCGTGGAATGATTTATCATACTTAGAAGGAACACTATTTACATTTTGGTTATTTATCTTATACTATGGTAAAGTTTGGATAGATAGCAGATTTTCTAAGAAGGAGTGCAAGTGCTCACAGCGTTAATAGGACCGATAGCTACTTTAGCTGGAACTTGGTTTGAAAACAAAGTTGAAAAGACTAAGGCTGAAGGACAGGCTAAAGTTGCAGAGGCTAAAGCTCGTGCTACTGTTGCAGAGAAGGTTGCAGCAGGTGAGGTCGCATGGGAAGGCAAGATGGCTGATGCTACAGTGGACTCTTGGAAAGACGAATTCGCTTTAGTTGTGCTATTGGCTCCAGCAATTTTAGTATTCATACCTGGGATGAAAGATTATGTTAAAGAGGGATTTGATATATTGGCAGCTTTGCCAGAGTGGTATCAGTACCTTTTATATATTGCAATTAGTGCAAGCTTTGGAATCAAGGGAGTTGGACAAGCTGCAAAGCTATTCAAGAAAAAATAAAGTTGCAAGATTTATTTAGGCATTTAAGGATACATACAATGAGTAAAAAAAACAAAATTAAAAAAGTTATAAAGGGTTTGGAAAAAGCATCTAAGTCGCATTCTAAACAAGCTAAAACATTAAAAAAAGTTATAAAGAAGACGTGATGACTAGATTATTAAAATGGATATTTAGAACAGGTAATCGTATTGGTATTTCTAAAGACAGAGAACTATCAAAACATAGGGTTCATTCAACAAAGTATCAGGACTTGTGTATGTAATGGTTAGAGTAAAACAATTCGCAGATGATTTAGGTATAAGTAAGAACAAAGCTAAAGACTTAATTAACAAAGGTCGAAGTCGCAAGGACGGAGGATCGCAAATCTTGGAGAAAATGATGAAACCAAAAAAATACGGAGATGGTGGTTCTAATAAAATTACCAAAATAAAAAAAGGTGATAATTCGAAAGCTATGATGGGTCAATTTAAAAACTTGGTCAATGCATCAACATCAGGAAAAATTACTCCAGCAGAAGCTGAGAAAAAAATTAAAAAATTAGTTTTAAACAAGAAGGGTGGTGGAGCCACCGACTTTGGTATGCTAAGTGTTAAAGCTGGTATTGACAAAAATCCAAAACCAACACAAGCAGACAGAATAGCAGGAGCTACTAAAAACATGCGTGGTGGTGGCATAGCGATACAAGGACTAGGATTTAGAGGAGTCAAGTAAGTGGAATTATTTGATGACAGTGGTATATCAACTGCTCAAGCTCAAGCTGCGGGTCTGAGTGGTGTTCAGTCTTTTAGTGACTATTCTCCTTCTGGATCTGATGGAGATAACTATGCTCAAACCACTGCTGATATCATAGCTCAACCAAGAGTTGGTAGCAATAGATCTAATA